GGGACGCCGGCCAAGAGGCACTGTTGGCTGCGCTGAAAGCTCGCCTGTTGACAGCAACCGTTTAGGATTCAATTCTGCCCCTGCCGGTGCAATGCCGGCGTCCGCCTCGTCAGGGTGGTTGCCCGCCGGAAAACCCGGCGGGCTTTTTTATCTCAGAACGGTCGTCTATAACGACCGTATGGACAATCTACTCCATCAGCTTGAGAGCTTCCTGCTCCGCAAAAGCCGCGAGTGCGCCCTGATCTTGGGCCTCGGCTACACCTCCTACCTCGCGATGAAGCACGGCCACCGGCCGATCCCGCGCTACGTCGAGAACCACGTTCGCACGCTGCTGGCGCTCGACGCCGAGCACGTCAACAAGGTCGTGCGGGAGCGTCTGCGTGGCTGCTGATCCGATCGAGACCAGCGAGGACATCGGCTACCGCCAGGTCTACGACTGGCTGATGAAGGGCCTGCCGGTGAGCACGATCTCCCGGCTGTTCCGCATGGAGGTCGACACCGCGCGCCGGAAGATTCGCGACCTCAAGCCGGTGGGCGAGCGCAACGGCTACCCGCTCTACAACGTCGCCGAAGCCGCCGAGTTCCTCGTGCAGCCGAAGGTCGACCTGGAGGCGTACCTCAAGAAGCTGCGGCCCCAGGACATGCCGCAGGGCATCCAGAAGCAGTTCTGGGATGCGCAGAACGGCCGCCTCAAGTTCATGGCCGACGCCGGCCACCTGTGGCGCACCGACAAGGTGCAGCGCGCGGTCGCCGATCTGTTCAAGGTCGTGCGGCAGCGGACGATGCTGTTCGCCGACACGGTGGATCGGCAGACCGGCCTCACCGACGAGCAGCGCGCGATCGTGCAAGCGATGGCGGACGGCCTGCTCAACGATCTGCACGACGCCGTGATCGAGCACTTCGAGAATCTGCCGGTCGACGGCGACCGCGACGAAATCTTCGAGAAGGGGCCGCCGAGCGCCACGCTCAACAAGAGCACCGAAGAAGACGACCCGTTCGGAGGTCTGTGATGGAGCGCACTTACAAGGGTCTCGGCGAGATGATCTGCGAACTGGCGGAAGTGCTGCGTCCGCCGGAGCGCCTCACCGTGAGTGATGCCGCAGAGAAGTACCGCTACGTCAACAACCCCGGCTCCTACGTCGGCCCGTGGCGGAACGAGACGACGCCGTACATGGTCGAGCCGGCCAACGAGATGACGAACCGGAAGTTTAACGGCGTCGTTTTTGTAGGCCCCGCACAGACAGGAAAATCGGACGCCTTAATCATCAACCCGATTCTCTACTCCGTCGTTTGCGACCCGATGGACATGCTGGTCTACCAGACCTCGCAGACGATGGCGCGCGACTTTTCACGTCGCCGAATCGACCGTTTGCATCGCCATTCGCCGGAGGTCGGTAAGCGCATGATGCCCGGCGGCGACAGCGACAACACGTTCGACAAGTTCTACCTGTCGGGCATGATCCTCACGCTTTCGTGGCCGACGATCAACGAACTCTCGGGCCGTCCGGTTGGTCGCGTCATCCTCACCGACTACGACCGTATGCCGATGGACGTGGACGGCGAAGGCTCGCCCTTCGACTTGGCGCGCAAGCGCACCACGACCTTCGGCACTGCGGCCTGCACGATTGTCGAGTCATCGCCGGGCTACACGGTCGAAGACCCTCGATGGCTTCGACGCACACCGCACGAAGCGCCGCCGTGCAAGGGCATTCTCGCGCTTTACAACCGTGGCGATCGTCGTCGCTGGAACTGGAAGTGTCCGTTCGAGGGCTGCGGCGAGTGGTTCGAGCCGAGCTTCAACCTCATCAAGTGGGTGGACTCGAAGGACATCATGGAGAGCGCCGAGAGCGCGAAGATGATGTGCCCGCACTGCACCGCGCTGATCGACCCCGGCATGAAGCACACGCTGAACCGCGCCGGCCGGTGGGTGCGCGACGGCCAGAAGCTCACGCGCGACGACGTGCTTGAAGGCACGGCGATCCGCAGCGACATCGCGAGCTTCTGGATGAAGGGGCCGGCGGCCACGTTCGCGAAGTGGAGCGACCTCGTGAGTCGCTATCTGCTGGCCGAGCAGGAGTTCGAGCGCACCGGCTCGCAGGAGGCCCTCAAGTCCACGGTCAACACCGACCAGGGCGAGCCGTACTACCCGCGCGGCTCCGAGTCGCTGCGCAGCCCAGACGAACTCAAGCAGCGCGCGTCCGAGTTGCCCGAGCAGCAAGTCCCGGCCGGCGTGCGCTTCCTCGTGGCGACGACGGACGTGCAGAAGAACCAGTGGGTCGCCCAGGTCTTCGGTGTCGGCCCCGGCAGCGCCGGCGAGCCGTTCAAGGCGTGCGTGATCGACCGCTTCGAGATCAGGAAGTCCAAGCGCCGCGACGACGACGGCGACGCGCTGTGGGTGAAGCCCGGCGCGTTCCTCGAAGATTGGGACTTGGTGCGCGAGCAGATCATCGAACGCCGCTACCCACTGGCGGACGGCAGCGGCGAACTCGGCATCGCGTTCATCGCCTGCGACTCTGGCGGTAAGGACGGCGTGACCGCCAACGCCTACGACTTCTTCCGCAAGCTGCGCCGCGATGGCGCCGGCGAGCACACGCGCTTCTTCCTGGTGAAAGGTGAAGGCAACAACGCCGGCGCCCCGCGCGTGCGAATCAGCTTCCCCGACGCGCAGAAGAAGGATCGCAGCGCCGCGGCGCGCGGCGACGTGCCGGTGATGCTGCTCAACGTGAACCTCCTGAAAGACGACCTGGCGGGCATGATCGAGCGCGCGACCGTCGACGGCGGCTCGCTGGAGTGGCCGGCTTGGTTGCCCGACAACTGGTACGAGGAAATGTGCGCCGAGCGGCGCACCGACAAAGGCTGGGAGAATCCGCGTAAGGCCCGAAACGAAGCGTGGGACTTGGCGACGTATTTGCTCGGCGTGTTGCGTCACAAGAAGGTAGACCGAATCAATTGGGAAGCTCCGCCGTCGTTTGCGGAAGTACCAGAAAAGAACGCTCACTTCTCCCCCGCAAACAAGCCTGTTGCCGAGCCGAAGAAGGGCTCCTATAACAAGCTCGCCGATCTAGCCGCGAAGCTCGCATGACCCTCGCCGAACAACTCCGCGCCGCCAAGCAGGCGTACCACGACCTGATGACGGGCAAGTCCGCTCGCGTCATCGTCGACAGTTCCGGGGAGCGAATCGAGTTCACCTCGGCGAACGCCGACCGGCTGCGCGCGTATATCGCGGAGCTTGAGGCGCAACTGGCCGGCAACACCGCTGGTCGCCGTCGCCCCCTCACGCCGTTCTTCTGAGCCATGCCCAAGCCGACCATCACCATCCGCGACGAGAACGGTAAGACGCTGGAGCCGAAGGCCAACGGTGGCGCCTACGAAGGCGCGTCGCGCCGCGGCCAGGAGCTTGCCTCGTGGCGCCCGCCGATCCTCTCGGCCGACGCGGAGATCACCCGCGAGAAGCTGGACATGGACGCGCGCAACCGCGACATGACCCGCAACGACGGGTACGTGATGGGCGCGCTGAACATCCGGCGCGACAGCATCGTCGGCGACCAGTACGTGCTCAACGCGCAGCCCGACTACGAGGCGCTCGGCGCTGATGAGGCGTGGGCCGAGCAGTTCCAGAAGATCGTCGAGTCGAAGTTCGACCTCTGGTGGGACAGCGACGAGTGCTGGCCGGACGCCTGCCGCATGTCGAATGGCACCGGCCTGGTGCGTCTCGCCATCGCGCAACACTTCATGCACGGCGAAGTCCTCGGAACCGCGGAGTGGCTGCGCTCGTCGGCGCAGCGCCGGCCGTACTCGACCGCGATCCAGATGGTCGATCCCGACCGCCTGAGCAACCCGCAGGGCCTCGCTGACACGCGCTATCTGCGTGGCGGCGTCGAACTCGACCAGTACGGCGCTCCGATCGCCCACCACATCCGACTGGCGCACCCCTACGAGCAGTTCCTCGACGCCGCGGCTCCGTCGTGGACGTGGAAGCGCGTGCAGACGCGCAAGAATTGGGGTCGCCTGCAAGTCATTCACATCCTAGAGCGCGACCGCGCCGGGCAGACGCGCGGCGTGGCGCACATGGTCTCCGTGCTCAAGCAGATGCGGATGACCAAGAAGTTCCAGGAGATCGTGCTCCAGAGCGCCGTGGTCAACGCGACCTACGCCGCCGCGATCGAGTCGGAGCTTCCGCCCGAAGTGATCCAAGAGGCGCTCGGCGCCGGCGGGCCGGAGGACAACGGCCTGACGCGCTACCTCGACCAGATCGCCGGCTACACCGGCGGCTCGAAGGCGCTCCAGATCGACGGCGTGAAGATTCCGCACCTCTTCCCCGGCACGAAGCTGAACTTCAAGCAGCCGCAGGCGCCGGGCAACAGCTACGCCGCCTACGAGCAGAGCCTTCTGCGCCACATCGCCAGCGCGCTTGGCCTGAGCTACGAGCAGTTCTCGCGCGACTACACGAACACCAACTACTCCAGCGCCCGCGCCTCGATGGTCGAGACCTGGAAGGCGATGCAGTCGATCAAGAAGATGATCGCCGACCGCTTCGCAACGGCGGTTTACGCGCTGTGGCTGGAAGAGGCCATCAACAAAGGCGAAATCCCGCTCCCCGGCGGCGCCGGCCCTGAGTTCTTCTACGAGGGGCTGAACCGCGAGGCGCTGACGAAGTGCGTCTGGATCGGTGCGAGCCGCGGCCAGATCGACGAGTACAAGGAAACGCAGGCGGCCGAGCTTCGCATCAAGGCCGGCCTCACGACGCGCGAAGCCGAAATCGCGCGCATCGGTGGCGACTGGCGCCGCGTGCTCCGTCAGCAGGCCCGCGAGAAGAAGATGATGGAAGAGCTTGGCCTGATCCCGACCGCCGAAGAACTGGCGGCGCAGCAGGCCGGCGCCGCCGGGCCGCAGAACAACAACGAGGACACCGAATGAATCCTGCCCTTGGTTTGCTCGGCCGCATCGCCGCCGAGCCCATGCTGGTCGCCCCGAGCTTCACCGCGCTCGGCGAGACCGTGCGCCACATGCTCGACACGCCGTTCAACGCCGGCGTCAATGCGCTGGACGACGGAACCGAAGACTTCCTCACCTCGTTCTGCGCCGCCTACGGCGATCCGCGCAGCGAGCGGAAGCCCTACGCCCAGGTCGGCGACACGGCAATCGTCCCCGTCCACGGCACGCTCATCAACCGCTTCAACTCGTCGTGGGGCTTCGTCACCGGCTACCAGTACATCGAGGGCGCACTGGCGGCTGCGATGGACGACGCCAGCGTCTCGCGCATCGTGATGGACGTGGACAGCTACGGCGGCGAAGCCGCTGGCGCGTTCGAGCTTTCCGACACGATCCACCAGATGCGCGGCAAGAAGCCGCTCATGGCACTGGTGAACACCGCTGCCTACTCCGCCGCCTACGCGGTGGCCTCGGCCGCGGATTCGATCGTCGCCACGCCGTCCGGCGGCGCCGGTTCGATCGGCGTCGTCACGATGCACGTCGATTACTCGAAGGCGTTGAAGGAGGCGGGAATCACCGTCACCCACATCTACGCCGGAAAGCACAAGGTTGACGGGTCGCCGTATCGCCCGTTGACAGAAGAAGTGCGGGACTCTATTCAGGCCCGCATTGACAAGACCTACGGTGTGTTCGTTCAGAACGTCGCACGCAACCGTGGTCTCGCCGAGAAGGCAGTGCGCGACACCGAGGCCCGTACCTACGACGCCGACGACGCGATGAAGTTGGGCCTGATCGACGCCGTGGCCCCGCCGAAAGAGGCGTTTGCGGCGTTCACCTCCGGGTCGTATGGCCCCCGCAAGAAGGACAAGATGCAGATGAGCACCGAAAACGAGCAGACCGCGGCGGAAGCCGTTGATGCCGGTGCCGCCGCTGCCGCCCCGGCCGCCGCGCCGGAAGCCGCCGCGCCGGCCGCCCCCACCGTCGACGCCGTGGCCGCCGAGCGCGCCCGCGTGAAGTCGATCCTGTCGTGCGAAGAGGCCGAGGGTCGCGCTGACCTCGCAAACCACCTCGCGTTGAACACCGACCTGGCGGTTGACGCTGCGAAGGCGATCCTCGCCGCCGCGCCGAAGGTCGACAAGAAGCCCGCCGCCAGCGGCGCCGCGTTCGCGGCTGCGATGGCGAGCGGCAACCCCGAAGTCGGGCCGGACGCTGGCGAGGCGTCTGCCGGCCAGCCGGAGGATGCGGTCGCCCGCATCAACCGG